CTAATATCCAGTCGGGTAAACGATACATCGGCAGAAAATATTTTCAACAAAAACGTAAGCCTAGAGGTGGTAAGAGAAGGGTTACGTCTGAGAGTGACTGGAAAAGATACTATGGAAGCTCTAACGAGCTTAGTGCAGATAGAAAGTTACTTGGAAACGCAGCGTTCAAGAGAGAAATCTTATCGCTCCATACCAGACTCGGAGATGTAAACTTTGAAGAGACTAAACAGTTGTTTCTTCACAATGTCCTAACAGAAACTCTTGACGGAAAAACCCCTTTATATTACAATAGTAATATCTTAGGACGCTACATGCGTAAAGATTATTTTAAACCTAAACAATGAACATCTTTTTAGACACTGCTGATTGCCAACAAATTCAAAAGTACTATGGTACTGGATTGATTGATGGTGTAACAACTAATCCATCTCTTATTATGAAGAGTCATCGGAAACCTGATGATGTCTATCAAGAACTTAAGGATATGGGTTTGACTGACATTAGTATGGAGGTTGTTGCAGATAGTGTTATTGATACACTAAGAGAGGCTCATCGTTTATATGAACTCTTTGGAGACGTAACAACTATTAAAGTACCATGTACTCCTGATGGATTACAAGCATGTCATGAACTTGCCAAGGAAAATATTAGAGTAAATGTAACTCTTATATTCTCTCAGGTACAAGCAATCCTTGCTGCTAAGGCAGGTGCTGCATATGTTTCACCATTTGTAGGTAGAGTAGATGACAATTCATTTGGTGGTCTATGCTTAGTAAAAGATATTGCTAAGGTATTCAGAGAGCATATGGTAAGGACTCAAGTTCTAGCAGCTTCTCTTAGAGGTGTGAGAGATGTTGGTAGAGCATTTGAATATGGTGCAGATATCGTTACGATGCCTGTAGGTGTATTTGAAAAATGTTATAATCATATTCTTACCGATAAAGGTCTAGAATTGTTTAATAATGATTGGCAATCTGTTCAAGCATTAAATGAGAATCCATCTCTGGTATAGTACAGACTTAAAAGTGTGGCGTTGGTGCGTCACAGATCGTAGGCCTTACATTTTACCTGACAGGCAGGAAACTGGTGAGGCCAAAGAATTAGATGATGCAATGGATGCTATTAAGAAGATATCAAAAAAATGGATAGGAAAAGAAGAACCCAATGCAGGGTGGTTTGGAGCTTAGAAAAATGGTAAAAGTAAGATGCCGTTCATGCGGTAAAGAGATAGAGGGACATTCCCATCAGACAAGATGCTGTGGTTGTAGTAATATGACCACAGTAACAGGAGATAGTATCAGTGCTCGTGATATGTCAAAGGTAATGATCGTGTCTCATGGACATTCCGCAAACAGAAAGGATTCTTTTACTTCTCAAGACTTGGAATGGCAAGAGCAGAGGAGGAAGAGAAAGGTTAAGAAACTTAACTTTGAGGTGAGATAATCTAAAGAGGACATTAAGAATATACATAATTATACGAGACTATGTTATAGTATCAACACACATCACCATAAAACTATGATTAACTTAGACGAGCGATACCATTCTTACTTAGACGGAAGCAAGAAGATGAGAATAGATGGTGTTGAAGAAAGAGTTAAGGCATATGGTTGGCACTGTGATGGTAATGATATTAAAGGACATTATGTAACAACAGAGAATTTTCAATTGTTCTATAATATGGATGGGCTTTTTACAAAGATGGTGGCACTTAGAGAACTGTCCACTGTTTCTTGACATAAAAAATCCCCTCGTGTGAGGGGAATTAATTTTTTTAATTTTGATTCATAATAAGACCTCTTTACAGATCCGTTTACACGTGGACTGATCATCATCGCATTCAATCAAACATGCATAATAGTCATCGACTTTAATGTCTTCTTCAGTAAACTGTTCTGTTGGGTGACTATTCCAACCTGCAAGTTGATTGTAGGACATCATCATAATTGATACCTCATTAACCACATACTATATAGCACATTTGTGTGCTTTTCACAACATCAACGTTACATTTCTCAAACGGGTAAATATACTTGTATACTATTACGTAGTAAGATGAAAAAGTATTTCGACAAAGTTGTTGAGTGGGACAAGAATCTCATCAAAAAGTGTCAAGATAAGTTTGGATGGACTGATTATCAAGTAACTTGCATAGCATTCGCTAAGGGATTTATAATCGGTGCAATCTTACTCTGAGGTAGTCTGGTCGATCAACATAATGATCGGCATTCTTTTAATAGCAGTTGCTATTGTAATTTACTGGATTTTTAAGTACGATGATTGGAATCCTAATCCCGTTATTAATGATGACGAGCCCAGCGAAAGCGTGGGAGGTGGAGAAACAACAACCTTATGAAGGTATGTTGCCTGATAATTCTCAGATACTTAATACTTGGATACAGAGTATGAAGCAATGGGAGTTGGAACGGACAATTCGGGATCCCGAATTTGATATAAATAAAGCACTTGCAGAATATTTCAATGGGAGCAATGGTTCCACCGAGCAGGAAGAGCTGCTATAACTTTCGAGTAGTTTCAATAGATAAGGTTTTAGATGGTGATACTATCGATGTTACTATTGACCTCGGTTTTGATTTATTCAAGAAAGAAAGAGTTAGAATTGCAGGAGTTGATACGCCAGAGAAGAGAACGAGAGATCTCGAAGAGAAAGCATTGGGATTAGATGCTACTTATTGGATGAAAGGAAAATTAGAGGATACTATTGCAGGAGATGAAGAACTCACTATTAGAACAGAACTTGTGGGTGGCATGGGGAAGTATGGTAGGCTTCTTGGTTGGCTCTATATTGGCGAGGATACTGTTTCCTTAAATGAACAAATGATTACGGAGGGTTATGCTTGGGCATATGATGGCGGCACTAAACAGAAAAATTTTGAAAGCCTACGTGAGATTAGGCGTTCGTTTGGGACATTGGTCGAGTCTTGATCAAGTCTACATAGATTCAAACGGCGAAACAGGAAGGCGTGTATACGCTGACTGGCTTATACCAACAGAGGAATACGAAAACAAATGAAAAACATTCCAATACCAGTGCTTACATTCTTAGCTGCACAATTAGGTGCTGCTGTATGGTGGGGTGCTCAAATAGATGCCAAGGTATCACTTGTTGAAGAGAATAGGAGATACATCCAAGAGGTTGTTATTCCATCCTATGAGATTAGTGACAACTGGGATAACCCACACTACAACAACTGGTTAAAAGCAGGAGGTTGGAAAGATAAGTAATGATTGAAGAAAGAAATGAACTTATTGCTTTACTGAAAGAGAAATCTTACCGTAAGGGTGATTTTACATTGTCTTCTGGTAAGAAGAGTGAACATTATCTTAACTGCAAACCAGTAACACTACAGTCTGATGCTTTACTTTTCATCAGTTGGTGTATTCTTGAGTGTATAGAAGATGATACTGTAGCAGTAGGAGGTCTTACCTTAGGAGCAGATCCTTTAGTAAGTGGTGTTGCTATGGCATCTGCCATTGTTGATGATAAACCATCAGTTGATGGTCTTATAGTAAGAAAGGAACCGAAAGGACATGGTACAGGAGCATGGATTGAAGGTCCACTACCACCAAAAGGATCTAAAGTAACTGTATTAGAGGATGTTATCACTACAGGAGGTTCGGCAATCAAGGCAGCAGAAAAGCTACGTGATGCTGGATATATAGTTGATAGAGTCGTGGCGATTGTGGATAGACAGGAAGGGAAAGAAGCGTATGATGCTTTGGAGCAGGCTGGATTGGATGTAGTCAGTTTATTTTTACTAGAGGAAATCATTAAGTACAATTCCTCTTGACAGGATGCCCTACTTATCCTAAACTAACTACGTTCACCTTAGAAAAATGACACGTTCGCTTGTAGACAAATTCCATAAGCACATACCACTGTTAGAACAAACTGTAAGAAGGGAGTGTGATTTGGATCATTCAAATCCAAAACTATACAGAAAGGTATACCGTTATTTTAAAGGTCAAGGGGTTGAATTCTATGGCAACCCTGACGATGATTATGAATTAATCGTTGAAGAACTTGAAACCGCACTAAAAAGGACCACATGAATGTTATTATGGAACGGTTTCCATACCGTTATGTTGAGTCAGGTACACTAGAAAATGGTAGACCTGATTTTCGTATCCAGAAATTGGATAGTTGGTCAAAGAGATACAAGGACATGTATCTTTGTGACAATGGGATGCAATTAACTCAGGCTATTGAGGATTTCGAGTACACAAAATGGTTAGATCCTTCAGGTGTTCCCGCCTACAGGAAGTTTAACTAAATAGCAAAAGCACACTTATTTGGAAAATGGCAATTAAAGGAAAAGCAGCAAAGTCTGCTACTGGTGCAGCAATGTCAAAGTATGATGTTGAGGTAGAGTCTAGACTTCAAGCACTTGAAGCAGCAGTTAAAGAAATTGCTGCAAAATGCGACGAGAGAGCAACAGTTGCTCCAGCCGCAACAGTTTCAACAGGTGATGATCATGACAAACTTGTGGCTGTTGAAGAGGCATTAAACAAAGTCAGAGGAGTTCTAGGAGTATAGATGACTTGTACCGCATTAGTATTGGGAGCAGGTGGATTCATCGGTTCCCATATGGTTCGCCGTCTAAAGTCAGAAGGTTACTGGGTGCGTGGGGTAGACCTCAAGCGTCCAGAATTTTCTTCTACTGAGGCAGACGAATTTATTCAAGGTGATTTAACAGATCCTCTCTTTGTAGAGAAGATACTTCGTTATACAGGAAAGACTGGTAACTTCTATAAGCAAGATGTTCCTAGTAAATACTGGCATCCATTTAATGAAATTTATCAGTTTGCTGCTGATATGGGTGGAGCAGGATTTATATTTACAGGAGAGCATGATTCAGAGATAGTTCATAATTCTGCCAGCATTAACTTAAATGTTCTGCATGAACAGAAGAAGTTAAATGATTTAACAGATCGTAATTATACTAAGATTTTCTACAGTAGTTCAGCATGTATGTATCCTGCATTCCATCAGGAGAATACAGATGATCCTAAACTACCAGAGGATATAGCATATCCAGCACAACCTGATTCTGAATATGGATGGGAAAAACTATTCAGTGAGAGGTTATATCTCACTTATAATCGTAATCACGGTATTCCTGTTAGGGTCGCTCGTTACCACAACATCTTCGGACCAGAAGGAACGTGGAAAGGAGGAAGAGAAAAAGCTCCTGCTGCAATCTGTAGAAAGGTTTCAGAAGCGGAGACAGGTGGACCTATCGATGTGTGGGGAGACGGCTTACAGACTCGTTCCTTCTTGTATATCGATGAATGCATTGAAGCAACTAGAAGATTGATGCAGGGAGACTTCATGGGGCCAGTTAACATTGGTTCTGAGGAGATGGTAACTATTGATGAATTAGTTAACATTACTTCTAAGGTATCTGGTAAGACTGTTGAGAAGGTTCACATCACTGATTCCAATGCGGTTGGTGTTCGTGGTAGGAACTCATGCAATGATCTTATTAGAGAGAAACTTGGATGGGACTATGAGCAATCATTAGAAGAGGGTATTCGCAAGACATACGAATGGATTGTAGAACAGAACCCTAAAGCAACTGACCATGAAAAATTTGAGGATGCATTAGATTATGAAGAAAGTATTTTCACAGGTTGAACCAGGTAAACTTCTCCATATCATCAATAGATTTGATGAAATAGAAGGAAGGACAGACGTTGCTCCTGCAGATCAATTCATACAACTTGCTACATTGAGGATGGAAAAGGGTAAAACCTTCCGTCCTCATAAGCATATATGGAAACCTGCTGCAAAGTTAGAGGTAATTGCTCAAGAATCTTGGGTAGTTATTCAGGGTTCAGTTAAGATTTTTATGTATGATTTGAATGATAAACTCATTGGAACAGAAATCATCAATCAAGGTGACTGTTCAATGACGTTTGAAGGTGGACATACATATGAAATCTTAGAAGAAAACACTGTTGTATATGAGTACAAGACTGGACCATATACAGGTGTAGAAAACGATAAAGTTTTCTTGGAGGTGGGTGATGTCAGTTAGATTGCCAGGATGGTTAAGGAAAGAAGCTAAAGCAATAGTTAAAGAGGCTTTACGAGAGTGGGAAAATGAGGTAGAATATCTTGGTAGACCAGGATATGTCTGGAATTCTGAAATGCGAAAGTGGGAACCTGATGACAAAAAAGAAGATTAATCTGGGATGTGGTTGGAGAAACTTCGGCCCTGATTGGATACACATCGATGGTGGAGACTATGATCATTTAGATCATAAGGACATCATCGATTTTCCTTATGAAAATTTGGACTTGATTTATGCTTCACATGTGATAGAATACTTTGATAGGGATGACATAGTTCCTATTCTTAAGAAGTGGAGATCCAAATTAAAGGAGGGTGGTATCCTTCGTATTGGTGTTCCTAATTTTAATACTCTATGTGAAATCTATTTTCGCACAGGTGATATTAAAAAAATTCTTGGTCCTTTGTATGGAAAGATGCCAATGGGTGATGAAACCATTTATCATAAGACAACATATGATGAAAGTTCTTTAACTGAACTTCTTTTAAGTGTTGGATTTAAAGATGTGAAACCGTGGGATTGGCGTGAGGTTGAACATGGTAAATACGATGACCACTCTCAAGCATATTATCCTCACATGGATAAAGAGAATGGTACACCAGTGAGTTTGAATTTGGAGGCCTACAATGGGGTTTGAAGTAGTTACTAAACTTGAGGATAAGGTTGCATCATTTTTTGGAGCACCTTATGCTATTGCAACTGACTCTTGCACTCATGCTGTAGAGTTATGTTTAAGGTATGAACAACCTTATGAAGTAACCTTTCCTACACATACATATCCTTCTATTCCTTTTTTAGGATCTAAACTAGGATTGAGATGGACTTGGAAAGAGGAGGAGTGGGTAGACTATTATCAGATTGGTAATACAAATGTCTATGATGCTGCTGTTTTATGGAAGATGGGTGGTTATATACCTAGCACTCATATGTGCTTGAGTTTCCAATTCCAGAAACACCTTAAGATAGGTAGGGGTGGTATGATTCTTACTGATAATAAAGAAGCATTTGAAATAATGTCAGAAATGGTGTATGATGGTAGAAATAGTAGAGACATTCCTTGGAGAGAACAAAACATCAAGACTATTGGGTATCATTATTATATGACACCCGAAGCAGCACAGACAGGATTGGATAAGTTTGAAGAAGCAGTTGTGACAGAACCAAAGATTTGGACTGATCGTGACTACCCTGACCTTAGAACTATGGATGTATTCAAATGACTTTATCAACACCAGTAGAAGACTCTCTAAGAGAGGCACAATCAAATTTACGTAATGCATTATCATTTGCAGCACGTACTGAATCACCTTACACCAGTAAGCATATTGCTGAAATGCTATCTAAGATTGAAGCAATCATCGATGCAGAAGAATTGATTAATCATTTTGTATCGGAGGATGATGACTAAGAGAGCTCTTATCACTGGTATCAGTGGTCAGGATGGAAGTTATCTATCTGAGTATCTTCTAGGTCTTGGGTATGAAGTTCATGGTATTCTCCGTCGTCACTCTGTTGCAGAGAATCAAGACGCAAGGATAAGAGAACTAGAAGTCATTACTCACTATGGTGATTTGACTGATGAACTATCATTGGTTCGCATTCTTCAAGAGAATGAGTTTGATGAGATATACAATCTCGCTGCCATGAGTCATGTACGTATCAGTACTGACATGCCATCCTTTACTATCAAGACAAATAGTCTTGGTGTATTGAATATGTTAGAACTATGCAGGGTTCTTCAACCTAATGCTAAGTTCTATCAGGCAAGTTCATCTGAGATGTTTGGTAATTCCATAGATGATGATGGATGTCAGAGGATAACTACTCCTATGCATCCTGTTTCACCGTATGGTTGTTCTAAGGTACTGGCGTACAATCTTGTTCGGCATTATCGTGCTGGCTACAATAAACATTACGTCAATGGAATACTCTTTAATCATGAATCACCAAGGCGGGGTTCAAACTTCGTCACCAACAAGGTAGTTAAGACTGCTGTACAGATTCATAAAGGGTTGCGTGATGGACTAGAACTAGGTAACCTTGATTCTAGTAGAGACTGGGGACATTCTAAGGATTATGTGCGTGGTATGCATATGATTATGAATAATGATGAACCTAAGGATTACATTATCTCTACAGGTGACACGCATACAGTTCGTGACTTCTGTAAATATACCTTTGATAAACTTGGTATGAATTACAAAGATTATGTAACTCAGAACCCTAAGTTTATGCGTCCTGAAGAACTTAAGTTCCTTAAGGGTGACTCCACACCTATCCGTGAAGAACTAGGATGGGAACCTGAGTATACTTTTGATAGTATGCTTGATGAAATGATTGAATTCTGGATGAACAATGTTTAAAAACTCTTCGTTCCATGGCCCAACTCAGTTATCACTAAACACTGAGTTTGAAAAGAAAGTTAGTATTTCCTTCGATACTTTAGAGAAGGATCTAGATGCTGACGTTAAGGTTCTAGTGGTGGTTGAACCTCCTTGTGTTCATCCATTTGATGACTTAGTTAGAAAGGGTGCTTCTGAGTTTGATTTAATTCTCACTTATCGTGAGTGGTTAGTAGAAGAACTTGAGAATGCAAAACTTTTTAACTGGAGTAACTGTTGGATTAACGATGCTAAGATTGATAAGCGTAATCAACTGAGTTACCTTACTACTAATAAGGGATGGTGTGAAGGACATAAGTTACGTCAGGAGATATGGTATGCTCTTGAAGAATATGATGTAATAAATGATTTTGAAGTATGGAAGAAGAGAACTCCACCATCTATACCTAATAAGAATGTTGCACTAGAGAATGCTAAGTTCACTATCTCCTTAGAGAATAGTGAGATTAATAATTATTTCTCAGAGAAGTTACTAGACTGCTTTGAGACTAAGACTATCCCACTTTATTGGGGTTGTCCTAACGTTGGTGATTACTTTAATATGGATGGTATATTGCATTTCCATACCATAGAAGAGATGGAAGATTTGATAAACACTTTGACACCTGAACTATATGATGCTAAACTAGAAGCAGTAGAAGATAATTATCTTCGTGGTAAAAAGTACCACAATGCTATTGATAGAGTTGCGGATGAAGTCCGTGCTTTTATCTCTAAATAAAACACATCATGATTCATTATGCAACAAGTAGGTAAGCATTGCTGGTGCAGCCCCAAGTCGGGCATTATCCTTGCAGAGAGTACATGGCAGAATGTCCTTGTACCAGATAGCGATTATAAGTTTCTCCAGATGAGGGATCCTTATAATCGTGTTGTTAGTATGTTCCTTAATAAGATTGTCGATATAGATGTAAGACATCTTGCTGATGTTAAAAGAGAGAGATGGGTTCCTTGGATTGATGTACCAGATCCATATGAGAATATAGAGTCACGTTCAGAAGTTTATAAGAATTATCTAACACATAATGGTCCTGGATGTTATCGTCTTCCAATGGATCCGAATAAGAATTTGTTGGACTATACGTTCAGAGATTTTGTATTTGATGTATTAGATAACCTTGATTTGTATCAATGGTTTGATCCACACTTTGCATACCAGACTAAGTTTTTCTTTAGTGGTAATGTAGAGATAAGATTTGATGATGTTGTATTGCTTGAGGACTTACCTGAAGCATATGCTATACCTGCTAGAGAACTAGGTGTAGAACTTGATCTTAGTCCAGAGGCTTTAGCAAAGGCAGGTAGAGTAGGAGAGAAAGAGGATATTGATGGACCTTTCCATGAATGGACAGTAAAGCAATGGTGGGACTTGGGTAAGTCACCCCTTGCAAAATATTACGATTCGTTCTATACTGACGAAATACGTGCTAAAGTAAAAGAGCTTTATGCACCTGACTTTGATCTCATTGCCCAAGTAAAAAATGAGCATTTACAATGATTGTAAGATTGTTATCAATCTTAACCAACTGGTAAAGGATAGACCCTGTGGAAGGGAATTGGAAGCAGAACATGTAGATAACATTGCTAATGATCTACGTAGGAGAATGACATTTGATTCACTCTTCGGTCAGGTAGACAGTGCTATCTGGGAGTATGCTGAGGAGTGTAACATTGATCTATCAGATGATGAGGAGTGTAAATCTTTTGGGTTTACTATTCCTCAATATGGATCAACTGCTGGTGATGAACCTGCTGCTACCTTTGAGAAAGAACAGAAAGCAAGAGAGAAAGAGTTTAAGAAGAACTTTGAGATGGTTGATTTGGTATCTCCATCATGGACAATCCGAGTACCCAAACGCAAAAAATGAATTACGACAAACTCGCATTTGACATTGATAGGTGGTTGAAAGATTACTACTACATGTATGCTATTAAAGCATTTGTGGTAGGAGTATCAGGTGGAATTGATTCTGCTGTGGTATCCACTCTTTGTGCCAAGACAGGCCTTCCTACCTATGTCTTAACTATGCCTCTTAATTCTAAAGAGGGTAATACAGAGTTATCAGATTTACATGCTTCTCAATTAGTTGAAAAGTATTCTAATGTGACTCTTGTTAATGTTGACTTATCTGAAACTTATGAGACTTTAATGTTTCATGTAGATGATACCTTTACAGGTAATGAACTTGCTAATGCAAATACAAAGTCTCGTCTTAGAATGGTTACTCTCTATCAGATTGCAGGATCTGTTGGGGGTATTGTTGTTGGTACAGGTAACAAGGTAGAAGATTATGGTGTGGGTTTCTTTACTAAGTATGGTGACGGTGGCGTTGACATTGCACCAATTGCTGACATCTATAAGACACAAGTCTGGGAACTCGGAAGACACTTAGGTGTTGATGAGCGTATCGTAGATGCCATTCCAACGGATGGTTTGTGGGAAGATGGTAGAACAGATGAAGGACAATTAGGAGCATCTTATGAGCAGTTAGAGGAAGCAATGGAGCATGGTACAGGGCCTGCTGTAGATATACTTGACGAATATAATAGAAAGAATAAACATAAGATGGAACCTATCCCAACATTCAAACTGGAGAATCATTATGCCAATAGCTAGTCTTGATGCCTTGGATAATGCCTTTGTAGAACCTAGACCTACTATAGGTGTTATAGGAGCAGGTAGATTAGGAATCTGTTTTGCTCTCCTTGCTGATAGAGCAGGGTATAAGGTTATCGTATCTGATGTTAGGAACGATTATATAAAAAATCTTCAAGAGAAGAAGATTAGTACTAATGAACCACTCGTAAAAGATTTACTTAAACAATCTACTATTGAAGCAACTACTTCTAATGAAGAAGTTATTAAAGGTTCGGACATTATATACACATTTGTTTCTACTCCTTCTCTTAAAGATGGTAGTTATGATGTAAGTGCAGTCCAAAAAGTTGTTGATGATATATTAGATACCCCATTAGTCTTTACTGATAGAAAGACTTTTGTTGTTGGATGCACCACTAATCCAGGTGACTGTGATAAATTTGCAGAGCAATTACCTGGTATGAAGGTTTATTATAATCCAGAGTTCATAGCACAAGGTGCTATTATCAAAGGGTTATTAAAGGCTGATATGGTATTAGTTGGTGGTGAGTATGATAGGGATATTGTTGATCTTTATTATCGTATTCAAGGTCCAGAGATGGAACCTAGAATGAACTTCATGTCTTTGACTGCTGCTGAACTGACAAAGATTGCTTTGAACTGTTACCTTACAATGAAGATTAGTTATGCTAATCAGGTTGGTGAGGTGCTTACAAAGTTTGGTTTAGGGGAAGAGATAGACAATGTACTGAGTGCCATAGGTGAGGACAGTAGAGTTGGTTCTAAGTATCTGGGTTATGGATTTGGGTTTGGTGGTCCGTGCTTACCAAGAGACAATCGTGCTTTTGCTCATGCTGCAGAAAGAGTTGGACTTAAAAATAATATAGGATATACAATTGATGCCTTCAATGATGAGCACTCTGATTTCTTAGCAGACACTTTATGTGATAAGCATAAGGATAAAGAGGTTCCATTTTATATGGATTGTATTACCTATAAGCAAGGTACGGATATAATAGAGGAGAGTCAACAGTATAGATTGTTCAAAGAATTATTAACCAGAGGATATAAGGTTGTTGTAATGGAGTTGCCAGAAGTTGTAGAGAAGGTGTATGATGACTTAGTATATACATGGCCTGGCCAATTTAAATTTATTTACACTGAGGATCAAATGCCTCATGATTACTATAGGGTGAATCTCTAATGCTTTATATCTACACTCCTGCTGACGGCAAGAACACAGAAGGTATTGGTGCTATGGCACAGTACCAAATACATGCATACAATTTGTCTCAAGCAATCATTGGTGCAAGGTTTATTGGTAAAGATTTTACTAATCTTCAACACTATCAAGGGTATGGTACACAGGAAGAATTCTGTAAAGAATGTACTGAGTTCTTTAACTTCCCTAATCGTATAGAGTTACCTGACTTAGAAGTAGTTAAGTTTGATAACTTCACACCAGAGTTTGAAGAGTTTGTAGAGAAGTATCAGAACAGTAGAGAGGATAAGATTATTGAGATTAATAATTTTGCCTTGATGCCTTGGGCTGATACTAATATTAAATGGTGGGGTAAAGAACGTATCTTTGAGGCATTAGTTCCTCATATTAGGTTTGATCCATCCAAAGAGTATCTTGATACTAATAAGTTGAATGTTTCAATGCACATTAGGAACTTCATGCCTGATAGAGACAATGATCATTCACCTACCAGAGAGTATTATGAACCAGGTAGTCCTAAGGAAAAGTATTTTCTTAATTTAATGAATGGTATTGAAGAGACATTTGAGTTTGATAAAGAGTTTCATATCTATTCACAAGGACAAGAGGAGTGGTTTGATAGTTTCTTAAATCAAGGATACAATGTTAATCTTCATATCAATGAACATCCATTGACATCTTTGTATCATATGATAAAATGTGATATAAGAGTATTGTCTAATAGTTCTATGAGTTATCTTGCGGCTCTATATGGAAATGGTTTATCTGTAGCTAGGGAGAACTTCCCACATGCTACACTCAACACAGTTTTAACTGATGTTGATGGTAAATTTGATACATCCCTTGTGAGTGTTGAACCAAAATGAAATTTAAAGCAACAGTCTACGTGAAGTTGAGAGGTTCTGTATCAGATGCTGCTGGTAATGCAGTGATGAATAACACTAACAGAGTTGCTCCTGAACTTAAATCAAATCTTCTAAGGATTGGTAAGTGTATTGATTATTGGTTTGAAGCAGAAGATTATGACACTGCAGAAAAGCAATTGTATCTTCTTAGTGATAGGATGCTTGCTAATACTGTGATAGAAGATTGGGAATATCAATTAGAGGAGACAGAAGAAACTGGTATAGGAAATATATCAAATGATAATGCAGGTACTTCAAAACATTCTATATTTGATGCATCATGATTGGTTACAATAGACTCGGAGACAATGGAAGATTTGGTAATCAGATGTTCCAGTATGCATCTCTTAGAGGGATAGCAGAAAAGCACAAGTATGATTGGTGTGTTCCACCATCAGACACATACAAGTCAGCAAACTATGGTTTGTTTGACTGCTTTAAGATGTCAGGTGCTGAGGATCATATAGGATATGTTCCTAATAATTTTAAGACACTTAATGAAAGTACCTTTGCGTTTGATAAAGAACAGTTTGATTCTTTCCCTGACAATGTGAACGTTGATGGATACAGACAGACTGAAAAATATTTTAAGCATATTGAGAATAAGATTCGTAAGGACTTCGCATTTAATGCAGACATAATGAAGCCCTGTAGGAAGTTTATGAAGCAGTTTGCTGGTGGTAGGGTTGTATTCCTTCACGTTCGTAGAGGTGACAACGTAGGTAGACCAGACTTCTATCCTATGCCCAGAGTGGAGTATTATAAAAGGGTACTTGATAAGTATTTTCCTACTGAGGAGTGCTTGGTTATTAGTGATGATCCAGCATGGTGTAAGAGTGAACCATTCTTTGATCAGGATAGGTTCTTTGTTAGTGAGTCTGTTGACTACTATGACCATGAAACATTAGAAGGTGATGGTACTACAAAGAAATCTGCAATTCCATATGTTGACTTATGCTTGATGTCTCTCTGTACAGATGCTATAATATCTAATAGTACGCTTTCTTGGTGGGGTGCTTGGTTACAAAAAAATAAAGATCATAAGGTTGTCGCTCCCAATCCCTGGTTTGGATCTCAATTATCCTTTAATGATCTTTCAGACCTCATCCCAGAGGGATGGATTACCGAAACATTTACGGAGACTGGAAACTGATGCTGGGCTTTAATCATCTAGGTCGTATGGGACAACTGGGTAACCAGATGTTCCAGTATGCATCCCTTAAAGGGATAGCACGTAATCGTGGTTTTGATTACATGGTTGCTAACAATGAAGATGTAGTGGTTGATGCTCTGGGTAATAAACTATACACAGAGTTGTTTAACCCATTTAATATTGATGTAAAGCAGGGTGTATTAGATACCCAACAGTATATTAATGAACCACACTTTCAATTCAGTGAGGAACTTTT